ACCACATACCAAACATGACCAGTAGGAAAACCTGAACCACTTGTAGGTGCAGATGTTACAATTGAATAAGTTCCAACTGCTTTATCCTCATTGGCTGTTATTGTTCCACTAAATACAGCAGCACCAACCTCAGAAAAATCTAATTTTAATGCTGTTAGCCCTGTTCCTCCATCATCTCCTTGAAATAAAATATCTTTATCTTGGGTAGCAACTTTAATTATTAAATCAGTTGATGAGTTAGTTACACTACCAAATTCTGTACCATCATCAGAAAATTTAATATCTGCACCGTCTGCATCTAAAACTATATCTCCACCAGAATCTAATGTAACAGTTGTACCAGCTAGTTCTGCTGTACCATCAGCAGTGATTTGAATATTAGCTGCTGCTGCCGCATCGTCTGTTGTAACAATATCTAATGTACCGTTTGTACCTACAGTAATAGTAGCCGTGTCACTAGCCGAACCTGTCATGGTTATAACTTTACCATCTACAGCAACGTCATCTACTGTTAAGGCTGTCAATGTTCCCAAGCTAGTAATATTAGATTGGGCAGCCCCTGTAACAGTAGCTGCTGTACCAGATACATTGCCTACTACGTTACCTGTAAATCCTGAAGAAGTAATTGTCCCTAAAGAAGAACCCCCATCTGCAAAAGTAATTGTACCTCCGTCTGCATCAAGGGTTATTCCTCCACTAGAGTCTAAGGTTACGGTTGTACCAGCTAATTCGGCTGTACCATCTGCTGTTATTTGAATATTTGCTGCGGCTGCTGAATCATCAGTTGTAACAATATCAAGTGTACCATTCGTTCCAACAGTAATAGTTGCTGTGTCACTGGCTGAACCTGTCATCGTTATTACTTTTCCATCTACAGCAACATCATCTACTGTCAACGCTGTTAGAGTACCTAGACTTGTAATATTAGACTGTGCTGCTCCTGTAACAGTAGCTGCTGTACCAGATACGTTACCTACTACATTACCTGTAAATCCTGAAGAAGTAATTGTTCCTAATGACGATCCTCCGTCTGCGAAAGTAATTGTGCCTCCATCAGCATCTAGTGTTATGCCTCCACTAGAGTCTAAAGTAACAGTAGTTCCTGCAAGTTCAGCAGTACCATCTGCTGTAATCTGTATATTTGCTGCTGCTGCATTATCATCAGTAGTTACTATGTCTAATGTACCGTTAGTTCCAACAGTGATTGTAGCTGTATCACTAGCTGAACCTGTCATTGTGATGACTTTGCCATCTACGGCAACATCGTCTACTGTTAAGGCTGTAAGAGTACCTAGACTTGTTATGTTAGATTGAGCTGCACCTGTTACTGTGGCTGCTGTTCCAGATGCATTACCTGTTACGTTGCCTACTACATTACCTGTCCAACCAGACGAAGTAATTGTACCTAACGAAGAACCTCCATCTGCAAACGTGATTGTCCCACCATCAGCATCTAAAGTTATACCACCTGATGAATCTAATGTAACTGTCGTACCAGCTAGTTCAGCAGTTCCGTCAGCAGTAATTTGAATGTTAGCTGCGGCAGCATTGTCATCAGTAGTTACTATGTCTAATGTACCATTTGTACCTACGGTAAAAGTTGCTGTATCACTAGTTGAACCTGTCATAGTGATAACTTTACCATCTATTCCAACATCATCTACTGTTAAAGCTCCTGAAACTGCTAATGTTGTTCCATCAAATGTTAAATTTGCTTCAGCATCTAGTTCAGTTGTAGTTGCTCCAACAGTAACAAGTTCATTTTCTGTGGCATTATTTAATGCTGTTACTGTACCTGTAGCTACAAAATCTAAAGTATTATCAGTATCACTATAAGTAACAGTAATATTAGTTTCTGTATTAGAACTAACCATTGCACCAACAGTATCAGCTATATACTCATTTAATGCTGTTCCATCTACGGTAATTGCGTCAGCTTCTAAAGTTCCATCAATATCTGCATCGCCTGAAATATCTAATGAAGCACCATCTACTTCGCCTGTAACAGTAATACTATCTACATAAGCATCCTTCCATCGTACTGAAGAAGAACCTAGATCAACATCACTATCAGATTGAGGCCCAAATATATTATCGCCTAAGTAGACTTGTTCCACGTTGGCAGCATAGAAATGTATTTCATCAGCAGTTTCAAAATCAATTTTGGTTTGATCATCTTCACCAATTTTTATATCGGTTGCTAATAAGGAAGTAATTGTTGTTTGAGCAGCACCTAATGCAAAGTCTAGTGTATTATCACCATCTTCATACGTAACTGTAATACCTGTTTCTGTATTAGAACCAACCATCGAACCTACAGTATCAGCAATGTATTCATTAAGAGCTGTACCATCTACTGTAATTGCATCAGCTTCTAGTGTGCCATCTATATCTGCGTCACCACTTACATCTAAACTACCTGCATCAAGTTCTCCAGTTAGTGTAATATTTCTAAAACTTGCAACATCTTTATTTGCATCTACTGTCACAACTTTACTAGCAACTACTGTTCCTACAGACGAACCAGTATCACTATAGTTTAGTTCTGTTGCAGTAGCTGTTACGCCATCAAGGATATTTAATTCTGAAGCAGTAGATGTTACACCGTCTAGGATGTTTAGTTCTGCTGTAGTAGCTGTTACACCATCAAGTAAGTTTAATTCAGCAGCAGTAGATGTCACACCATCAAGAATATTTAATTCAGAAGCAGTGGCTGTTACACCATCCATTATATTTAATTCGGCAGCAGTTGCGCTAATCGCTGTACCATTAAAGTTTATTGCATCTGCATAAAGCGTACCATCAAAATAACCATCTTTAAATTCTAAAGAGCTAGTTCCTAAATCAATATCATTATCAGTTACAGGAACTATAGCACCATCTTGAATTCTTATTTGTTCTACAGCAGCACTAGAAACTTCTACAAAGAAACCCCAACGATTGTTTGTGCCATCAACAACTATTTTATTAAGAAAATCTTGATCTCCAATTATTTCAATATTACCACCTTCACCAGCACCACCATCATGTTGGTGTCCTGTTGTACCTGAAGATGCATATGAAAAAGCTGTTAATAGTTTATTAAATTCATTGTTAAACAAAGCTGCTGTCATAGTATCACCATCAGACATACTACTTTGTCTTGTATAACTAGTTCCTGCCATTACTTATCTCCTACCTGAAGGTACATAATTAATGTACATTCCATTGATTGAGTAAGCAGCTTTTTGGTCTTTGCTATATATTCTTAGGTTGGCTGCACTGCCACTGCCTGTTACTGCTTGTCGCACCATAGGGTCTGTTGATCCACCAAATTGAGATGTACCGAATATTCCAGTTCCAAATAAGGAAGGCAACAGTATATTATCTAAAGTTAATTGTGCTGGCTGTGGTATATTTGTATCTTCATAATCATATCTAAGTCTCAAAGATGGCTCAACTTCACCTTCTGGAGTTATAGATATTTTTACATATTGTAAAGTCTTTCTTGTTCCTACATCTCCAAAATCATAATTTGGAGTTTGATATTTAGCTTCAATATCTAATGCTGTACCATCTGTATAAAATTTATCTCCTGTATCATGCGTGTATATATAACCTAAATTATCACCATGATAAAGTTTTTCAACACCATCAGAATTAAAACCAGACGTAATAGCTGGACATTGTATTCCTACTGTCTCAGACCATTCAAAACCGTTTTGTGTTAATGTTCCAATAATACCTTTAGAGGTAGCTGTAGAATCACCATTAGCAGAATAAAACAATCTATATTGTGACTTACTTCTAATAATACAACTACCTATATTAAAGGTAGAATCAGCAGCTATATCATTAATTACAGATTGTATTTGTCTACTAACAGAACCTAATTCAACGTCACCAATTCGAGCTGTACCTGCAACACTACGAATACCATCTGGTGCTAAGAAAACTAGATCACCTCCTATTTCTTGTATGCTATAATGACTTAAACATCCTACGTTTTTTGCTACTGGTGTTATTACAATAGTACTAGAATTATTTATATTAGATAATTTAAAAATACTATTTACACAAAATATAAATAAATCACTACGGAAGCTTTTTAAACCTACTACCTGATCTTCAAGCTGTATTGATCCTGATCCTGTAGATGTAAAATCATCTGGATCTAATGTACCACTATAATAAACTGTATTTGGAGCTGTTGAAGCTCCAGCAACTACTAAGTGTTTATCGTGTATAACACCTACGCCTGGAGCTGTTGTACTACTTACTGTAACTTCTTTTGCAAAATAAGTTCGATTACTTAGTACACCTGTCCCTGTCATTTTAAAATAAAAAGGCTTGTTAGCTCCATCACATATAAAAACTTCACCATACGTTGTATCACCTTCATATACTGAAATAGAACAACGCCCTTGTGATGTTCGTGTAAGTGTAGAACGACCTGTAAAGGTTGAATAATTATCTCCACTTCCTGATACACTATCTCTATTTATTTGTAACCAAGTATCTCCATCAAGTGTAAAATAAATATTTGTTCCTGAACATGCAATTAAACCATCGCCATATACTGCTAGACCTAAAAGTTTATTTGAACTGTTTGGTCTAGCATCTCCAAAAAGAGCATAACCACTTATACGTCTATAGCCACCATCAGAGTCTACTTCAAAATTCTGTAAGACTGTGGCTGCCCCAGGCGTAGTTAAAAGTTCAAACTGGTTTAAGTTTGTATTTAAACCACCTTTACAACTAAATCCAAAAGCTTGTGCTGGCATTTAAACTAATCCAACTCTATCGTCTTTCATATAATAAGGAGTAGGTGTAAGCAAATTAGACTTCATTGACTTTAGACCATCTTTATAATCTTGTAATGCAAAAGCTGCTGCTTGGTTATTTTCTTTAAATTGATTTATATAATATCTAGCTCTTGCTATTAATACAGGTTTATATAAATCAGGAAATACTATTGTATCTCCATGAGCATCAAGCTCAGTAGGTAAATCATATGCATAAAACCAAATACGATATACTTTGTCAGGTATTGGACTTAATCCAAATTTACGTGCATCAGGACTACGGAATACTCTTTTAGGTTCTCCTCCTGCGGCATCACCAGCATCATCTGTATTTTCAGATTTTCTGTAATAGTCTTTCCATTCTTCTGTAGTTATAAAACGTAGGTTTTCAGCTAAGTAAGGAGCTGATTCACCTGATACACCTACAGTAGTTACAAGAAAGTTTGACCAATCGACATAGCCATAGTCTGTAGTAAGATTAGAACTGGATGCTTTTAACTCATACCAACGTGTATTAGCAGTTGTTTCAACATAAACATTACCATACATAGGATCAGTTGCACCACTTTCTCCTGTTGCTAAGAAAGGCCAAGAAGGTTCTTCATTAACAATATCTAAATATGCTCTATTAATAGCATCTTTAGCGTGTTGTTGTATTCCAATAGCATCACTAAAATCCGTTGCAGTTAATACAACTTCATTAAATTCTACTAATAATTCATTAGTTAAATTGAGAAATGTAGCCATTAGTAGTCGTTATTATTAACTTTAGTATTTAGACCACCTGCGGCTTTATCACAAGCTTCGGTCATTTTAGCAATAGAGACATAGCCTCCTTTTGCATAACCACCTCTAGCTTTCTTTGCTGCTGCTTTCCCCTCTTTAGTATAGGGATACTTTTTACCATCAACTACTGGCATGTCGTTTCTCCTTTTTTCTAAAAATACGATCATAATTATCTTGATATTTATTTTTATCAAAACCTTTACGGAATCGACATTCTTTACTAACTAAGGTTCTTCTAAACATCATTGGATTCTCATCACTTCCAATTTGATTTCCAGGCATCTTTTATTTCCTTTAGAGTAAAGGGGGTCATATAGACCCCCATAGCTAAATAGCTTAGTCTATACCGTAGAAAGCAGAAACCAATGCTTCGCTACGCAGTACTTTAGCTCCATAAACATGGAGTCCTCGTACTATGTCACCAAAGCTATCGGGATCACGAATTACTTCTGAATTGGTAATCGTCTGAGCTGTTGCAGTTGAAGATATGTGACCAGCAATACACTTACCAGCCGCATTGGAGGTAGATGCAATGTTGTTAGTCTTGTACATATCAAAACCACGTAGCTTTCCAGATGACACTAATCCATTACGGATAGATCCTTGACCAGCGTTATAATCTACTGACAATACCTTAGATGAACTTTGTACTAGCTGCTCATAAAACTCAGGATTAGCTAGAAACCATCGTCCCTCTTCAGGTACATTTTGCTCGTCCAACAATCTTGACATGTGGGACATAACATCAATAGGATCATG